CCAAGTTGTGCATTCTCAGCCTTAGTAATACTCATAACACCAACTCTCCTTGAGTTAGTCTTTGATCTTGTTACATCAGGCTTAGCTACCTTAACAGTAACACCCTTAGCATCTACTCCATTAGGCTTTGCAGCTATGAATGCTTTAGCTACCTTTTCATTTGGCATGTGAACAGTAATAGACATTAATAGATCTCCGATTGTTTAGTAACGAATGTCATTGGCTCACTAACTAGTAATCCAACAGCATCCTGATTGAATATGTTGACGTATGCTTGACATACATCATTGACTTTCTCTTTGTATTTAGTAGTAACAGTAACTAATTTAGTGTCCTCTGGTATGCCCTTCCAAGCCCCTTGAACATCTTGAATGGTATAACCTGCAAAGGTCATACTTAAGACGTCTCTGAAGCTCTCCCAGACGTCATCTGTGATGTATTCACCAGTAGGTAAGTTACGACCAAAATACATTTGATAGGTTTGCTTCATTTAATAGTTTAATTAATTGAATAAGGATTGTGAGTCCCTTGTACAGCCCTAAACAGGCTGTAAGAGAGATTCAGTTAGTTCAAATGCTATCATTTCGATATAACACCATGTTACATCATTCTTATAACAATCTAAATCAGCACATGCCTCATTAAATAGTTTAACTAAGAAGTCAGTTTCATAGGCAGTTCTGATGTAGTCAACAATTTCATCCTCATACTTATCATAGAATGCGATGGTATCACCATAATATATGTGTTTGAAGCACACACCACTTGAACAGCCGTGATTAGCAATTTCTTCCATTGTTTCCTTGTCATAGGTATCAATGATTTCATCATAAGCACTTTGCATTAGCGTCCTTGTTGTGTATGTACTAATTATACCACGTCCTTGCCATGATTACTAGGGTTTGTTAGCAATCCCACATGAATCTCATGGGTCTGACTGTGAATAATAAATAGTAAAAAAAGACTACTATATATTTATAATACATAGCAGCCTTAGTAATTAGAATAAAATAGCAATACTAAATGTTATTACTAATAAATAAACTAATACTTCTTGTTGTTGTAATAAATCATTAGCTTCATTTAATAAGTCTACCTTATTAGTCTTAGCTGTAAATAGTTTCATGATTTAAATAAATTAGTCTTACGTTTGTAATTAGCAGTAGAAGGTAATTGTTTAATAGTAACAATCTTACCCTCTGATTTTAACTTATCAATAGTCTTTGATAGTTGTTGATAATAGTTATACATATTCAATAAGTAAATAAGTAATAACAAGTGGCAGTAATCCAAGTAATAACATAAAGTAATTAATTAGAATGAACAAATGATAGTATAAACTATCAACGGTCTATAAGAGAATTGAACTCTTTTCTCTAGTGCGACAAACTAGCATGTTAACCATTACACTAATAGACCAAGAATAGGACTTACATTAATAGTTTAAATGCCTAACTGTGAATTAATAACCTAACCAACTTAAGATTTCAAGAGGATCATTATATCTTTTACTATCCTCTTTCCATTCATTAACATCAGCACCATGATCATGTAATAACTTAATTACATTAACATTAGATAGTTCATAATACTTACTATCTACTATCTTTGATGCATTTAATACTGATTGACAATAAGATGGTTCATCATAGTTATTACTTAGATCAAATAATAACTCTCCATCTTCACTGATAATATGATCAGGTCCATTGGTTAGATATCTTTCATCTGATGTATCTAAATACTTTTGTAGATTCATAATCTGTTGGTGTCGCTTACCTTTTCATTATAGTCCATATCACCTACCTTGGCTATACCATGTCAGCAGTACCACACAGTATCCTTGAGTCTTACCGACTATCCAGTCATACACTGCATAGTACTATCTCTATTCTGTTTGCTGACTGTGATTGACTGTGAATAATAATTAAATCGCTACAGATAACAACATATTAATATAGAATGTATCAGTTCTGCTGATAATGAATATACTTTATCATAAGATTTACTAATATTTATTAGCATTAATCAGTAATATACAGTAATAAATAGACCCCATAGGGGGAACTGCGTCCCTGCGACTACGCTAATAGGCTTCTCAAATTTATGTTATTTTTTAAGAGGTATAAGTTTTCTAGGTAAATCTTTACGAATTTGGAGGAGGTATTTAGTTCCGTTAGGTTTAATGCAGTAGAAATCGGTATCATGAGAGTTATGAAGGACTAGATGAGTTACTTCATCACCTACTTCGTGTTTAATCATTTAGGAGGACTTGTTCTAGGCTGTTAGACATCCGGTTATAGGAGTTAGCGACATGTATTTGTCCAAATACGACTGCTAGGGTAGCTATAGACCAGAATATGTAATAGTAACGTTGTTTAAGTTGTCTATGAGGTTTTTTCTTACACATTTGAGTTAGGGGTAGTGTTATAAGGGATATCAAATGATGATATCATGTATAAGGAGTAGTTTTGTAGTAGAGGGATCGATGTCTACGAAGTAGATAAGATCCCTCAGAGGGGAGGGTCCACCCTTCCCTTCCCCTGTATAGAGGGGTGGTTAAGCTAAAACCAGGTAGGGAGAGGCTTTCCAGTTTCATTACCTTTAGCCATATCTCTTTGATCTTTATTCATACCAAAAGCTATATGATTAGCTGATGTGTGGGGGTTTTCAAGGAAATCAGAGAGGAGGGAATCCCATTCTTCTTTCTTTCTAAAGTTAATAGCTTCTTGAGCAGATATAGACATAGCATCTGTGTAGTATTGTACACCTTGAGCTAGGCAGTCTAATCTGTCATCATGTTTAACTGCTCCTTTTTCTCTACACATTCTAGACATTTGATAGAATAGCATGTACATGAGTCTAAGTTCTGGAGCTTCATCTTTGTTGGAGTGATAATCCCATTCTATAACTGACCTATTAACCACCAATCTATGCTGATTAAGGATAGGTTCAAGAGAATCAATGATACGGTCTTCTTTTCTAACATTAGCTCTTACTTCTTCTATATCTATAGCTTGTTTAGTTTGTTGTAGGTGTTTTTTAAACAGTTCGGAGACTATACCATCACCAAAGTTAGTTTCAATTACAAGTTTAGTTACTCCATACTTTTTACATCCTCGAAGTATATCCAGCAAGGTGCTGTCGCTGTATCCGTCTCTGTAAGCTCGCATTTCATGCAAGTATAGGAACCCATTCTTTTGGGATAAGAAAGCTGCTGCTGTCTCATCTGTACCTCGTCCAGAGGGATCAATTGAGCAAATAGTTTCAGTGTAGGGGGTCCATTCTCCAGATAGCTGCATTGGAGAGTAAAAGTAGTCACCTGGTAGTCCGACAGTTGGGAGATCTTTGATGACGTTTGAGGGATCGGAGCACCATATAACATTGTCGGGTGCTTCAGTAGGGTTAACGGCAGTGATAACAAGATCAGCCATCTTAAGAGGGAATTTCTCTGCATCACTTAGTGAGGTATCTAATTGGAATTGAAGCATAAAGTTAGATCTACCCATAGATGCTTCACGTTCTATTAGGTCTTCATTATTAAACCTATCATCTGTACAGGACCATTCTTCAACACCTTCATCAACATCTTCTTGTATTTGAGGTGCTAATAATCCTTCGTATTTAGATAGTTTATCTTTTCTTGGGTATCTTGCTGGCCAAACGAATGGACGGTACGAACGCTCTGCCAACTTACGATAAACAGTAAAAGTAGTCTGAGGAGTCCCGAGATACATAATACGGCTATCACTTTTGGGTGTAAGGATAGACTCTGCTTCCGTACAGAGTTGAAGTAATTTCTCACGCATTAACTCCGTCATGGAGTTTCCAGGAACTTCTATATCGTCCAAAATCAT